TTGCTTCTTTAGCTTGTTCAAAATCTTCTGTTATATGGGTTACTTCAAGATGTGGGATAAAGTCTCCGCCCATCATAAATCTACTCTTAAACTGCCTATTTCTTTTTACTTCACCAAAGATTATATTATATGTCCTAGTAAATGTATCTGTGAACATTTCATATTCTATACCTGCCTCATATATTCCTGACAGCATAGCTGTGTTATTTATGATACTATAGTTAGCTACAAGTTTACTAGGTTTATACATACTAATACATGGAAAGTGATGTGTGTATACTTTTAACTTTGATTTATAGCGTCTATCTTCATAGAAGTTTTCTGTCTTTAGCTCCCCATTTACTACAAGCCCTTTTTGATAAAATACTTCCTGTGAAGCATTATATTCTGTACTTACAAGTAATGAATAATAATCATTTCCCCAATCTATAAAATGAAGGTACACATTATTGACATTACTTTTATATGTCATATACTTGTATTTTAGGTTGTACTTAAAAAATGGATCATGTGCAAATTCTTTTATATCAACTTCTTGTGTATAAGTTGAAAGATTTGACATGAAATCTTTTATAGCCTCTAGCCATGTCATGTTTGATAAGTTATATTCTTTTCTCATGTCAATCCTCCAATCTTATTAATAGTTTATCACTAAATGTATTCTGCCCATATTTATTCATTTGCTCTAGGTCGTGCATAGTTAAATCATCTGTTCTCCAAGATTCATATCCATTTACTACTCCTGAGTATGGTTCATAGAAATACTTTCTTCCTTCCCATCCATTTGGGACTGCTAAGTATTTCTTTCCCGCAAGCTCTACTTCTCCTGCTCTTATGTTCTTACTCCAACACCATTTAGCATTAGGAAGTCTGCCATAGAATCCATAGTTATCCTTTGAATTTACATATATATCATGTAGAAGTCCATTTGCTTTTTCTTCTTTATTTGGTGCTATAATTCTATAAGAATCTATTGTAAATCTACAATCACTTGCCCAAGGATATATAGTATCAAAATCTTTTGTGTTAAACTTTGGCATTCCTAACATATAACTCCAATCATAAATAACCCCGCAAGAGAAAAACTGCTTCACTATTGAATCTTGTGTCATGTTAAATATATTGAGCCATTGACCATCTGGTGCCATTACCTTAAAGTTTGAAGTCTCACTTCCATTAAATTTACAAGGATGAAGTAGATTATTACTTGCCATAGCCGCATTCATTACTCCAAGTTTATAGCTATTGCCTGTTAAATATGTAGGTACTCCACCATATACTGCTGTATATACCCAAATTTCATCTTGAAGCCCTTGTGTTCCACCTGCTACAAATAGTGGGAATCTATAGCTATCTGAATCAAAATTATCCATCATGCCAAAATGCATAGATTGGTATATGTCTGGTGTTAGTCCACCATTACTTAATCTTAGTGTTATTGTAGCACTATAATCATCTTTTGTGAACCAATATTTAATCCCATATTTCTCTACGCGATAGTCTGTTTTATCCTTCTCACTTATAGTAAACCACGGACATCCACTGCCAGGGAATATTGGAAGGTCTATATTTGGATTATCCCCATATCCATATGTAGTAGTTACTTCTCTTGCCTTTACTAAATTTAGTTTATTTGTCTGTGACCTTACTTCTTTTTCACAACAAACCCCACCCTGTTCACACATCCACAAATTTCTACTGTAGTGTGTATGTGGTGCTATTGCTATAAATTCCCCCTCTTCTTTAAAAGGGTTTTCTTCATTAGGTTCTCCGTACTTAGTATAAATTAACCTATTTTGCTTCATGTTATGTCCAACTACATTATAGGTATTAACAAGATGTGATTCTGCTAGGTTATTATTTCTGCCAATGTAATTATCTCTGTTATCTGCTTTTCTATATGTTGCCAGTTTTTCATATGGCATATCATGTGTATTTCTAAGCCAATTATGATATGTGTGTTTTCCTATGATAGTGTGCTGCAAGGAAATATAAAAACATGGCATATCTCCATTATTTTCATATTTCTTTATAGGAACTCTTATAGTTGCTCCATAGAAAGAATTATATCTTCCATCTATCACATCCCAAGCCTGCACACTTGCTGAACCTTGCTTTACAAATGCTAAAAAATCTTTTATGATTTCTTCAAATGAGTATCTTATGTCTGTTTTCATCAACATAGGCATCAACTCATTTCTATTGCAAAGTAACTGTTCGTTCCTCTATCTTGCTTTGTGTCAAATACTATATAACTCTTATTATTAAATACTAAGATACGTTCTGAGTCAATATCTCTAGTTCCTGATACCCAATATACATTTCTAAGCAATCCATTTATATCTACTGGATTATTTGTCTGTAGCATTACTGGAATCAGTAGGAAATTATCTTGGTTAATACTATCTTCTTCTTTGTAGTTAGGAATTAGGCTTTGATTCTTTGCATTATATGGGAATACTGTTCCTTCTGCTAAATAGTTAAATGTTCTATCTGCATTAAATTTACGCCATGTTCCATCTGCCCGTCTTAAATATCCACTTCCATCATAAGGGAATATAAAGCTTCCCTGTACGTTCTGACTCCACCTGCTACCTTGTGAATGTGTATTCCCTGCCACATACATTGGATATGGATATTGCCGTTCACTTGCTATTGGATTTAAGAATCCTATATACATTGATTCATATTGAATACTCATACGAACAACTACTATAATTCTATATGTATCTGCAAACATCCAGTAGTTAAATCTTTCATCTACTGATGTTGTAAAAGCTGGTTGAAGTCCTAGTTCTTTACTATCTGCTATCTTTACCCACTGTTGAATTGAGCCTGGCTGTTCCCATACATGTAAAGATTCATCTACCCCTGCCATTGCATCTAAATAAAGAAGTCCTCTTTCTCCATTTCTTACGCGGGCTTGTATGTAAATCTTATCTGTGCCATCTCCACTACCTTCCCAAATACAGTGGTCAAGTCTATTATCTGCTGACATAATTTTATAGTGCTGAACCCATCCTACATCAGTTAGGATTTTATTCATGCCCTCTATTATGTCATAAATATCTTTTCCTTCTCCTGTTTTATACAATAGGTTTCACCCCATTCTTCATAATTTCTTCTAAGTTTTGAGGTGTCATAAGCATGTGCATTTGACTTATGGCATCTTCCATGCGCAGATATAAAAGTGTTGAAGAAAGTTTTGCTATTTCATCTAACTTTGAGAAATCTCCTTCTTCAATATATTTATCCCGCATTTCCTCTGCTTTTTGCATAAATTCTAATTTATTCAAAAATATCACTCCCTTAATCACTCCGCTAAAGGAGTGTACTTTCTTATAGTTTACTTAATATATTAGCGTTTCTTCTTGAGAAGTCAAGCATGATTCTCTTTCCGCGATTGCTTTGCATAAAGTGTGCCATTGCTTCTTGCTCATCTCTTACAAGTGCTACACTCATATTTAGGTTATTGCTTATATTGCTTCCTATATCAGAACCAAACCTTGTTACGCCACTTCTTATTTCGTCTCTAGCATCTACATATCCACCTGTTGCAAAGTGTGGAATCATCATCTTTATTCTTGTAAAGTCTCCTCTGTTGACACTGTGGATAAAGTTAGTTCCAAGTCTTTTTACAGCTTTTGCATTTAGGACTGCTTCTCCATTAGAAAGCATAGCAGGAATACTATCACTTGTTGATGTACCTGCTCCCCAAACCATTCCACCTCTTGCAAATGATTTTATAAGTCCTTTTGCTTTAGTAAATATTCCACCTGTCTTAGCCCCACTTGCTCCACCACTTGAAGGCATTGATGCTGTTTGAAGCGCAGATGCAAATGATTGTGCTGCATTTGAAGCATTAGTCAAATTGGATGTAAATTGTGTAAGCCCCTGTGTAGCTCCTGATACAGCCTGTGTCTGACTTTGTGCTTCTTGCTGTTTAGCTTGCGTAGTTTGCTCTATAGCCATAGCTTCTTGTTGACGTGCTTGAACATTCTGCACCATTTCTTGTGCAATTTGCTGTTCGCTCATTACAAGTGAGTTTTGCTGACCAGTTACAGGCATTACATTTTTGAATTGGTTATTCAGGTCTGTATTAGTGCCTTTTGATGTTAGATAATTAGTTCCTGCTGCAAAAGCGTCTTTATAATCTTCACCAGTATTTTTCTTTTCTTCAAAGTTTGTAGGTTGATTTTTTAATGGATTTATAGCATTCATGAAGTTCTTTATCATTTCCTTGGCAAAAAGTTTCTGCATTTCTTTTAGATAATCTACAATAAGTGTTCTAAGAGCTTCTCCTAGGCTTTGTGCTTCATTTACCCCGTCTGTTAAGAATTTAACAAGCCCATCTTCTATTGCTTGTTTTGAAGCCCTGTGGAAGTCTTTTAGTATCTCTGGTTGGTCTTTCATTTGCTCTGCTTGAAGTTTTTGATATTGCAAACTTCTCTCTTGCAACCTCATATTGCTAAGAAGTGCTGTGTTTTGGTCTATGAGTGTTTGTGTCATAGCCTTTTCATTATCAAGTGCTGTTGTGTCTTGCCCTGCTTCTGCCAGTTTTGCCTTTTCTTCTGTTATTTCTTTTAGCTTTTTATGAAGTTTAGTAAGTTCTGCAACAGTCTTAACTATTTCTTCCTGCCACACTTCTAGTTCTTTTGATACTATATTATATGTGAACTCATTCTTTCTAGCTGAAATTTCTCTTGCTCCATACTCTTTTTGAAGGCTAGTAGCATCTTGATTATTGCTTAACCACTGAGAATATTGGTCAAAATATTCATCAAACTTTGTCTTAAAATCTCCCATAGTAGAATTTACTGTGTCATATATACTAACAATACTATTTCTAATATCAAGAGCTGTTTTTAGGTCTCCTCTTCCCTGTGCTTTTTGATAATCTTGCCACCTGTCTTGTATAGCACTTGCTATATTATACTGGTTATCCTTATTTGGTGTAAGTATGTGGTCAAATTGACGCTGCATAAATGCATAAAACTCATTTGGATTTATGAATTGCTGATTATTAAATCCTTCTACTACATGACCAGTTTTTGCATTAAATTGTGCATCTACTAAGAACTGTGCAGTCTTTTCGTGTATCTCTGCAAGTATTTTATCTTCCTGCACCTGATACTTCTGCTTTAGTATAGCTTCCATTTCTTTGAATTGAGAAGAATCTTCTCCAAGCATGTTTTTATACTTTTCTCTTTCTTCTCCATAATCTTGTCTATTTTTAGCTATTTGATACACATACCCATTAAACTGACCAGATTCGATATTTGCTCTGTACTCTCTTAAGGTTTTATTTACATCATCTAATATTTTCTTAAATTCATAAGAAGAAGCCCCAAGATAGCTGTCTGTCATATTTGATACAAACCCTTGAAGTTGATTTCCTCCAACACCTGTACTTATTCCTGTATGGGCTATCTTTGTAGGTGTCATTCCCCAATTATTCATCATATTAGAATAACTGGTTCTTACTACACCACCTCGATTATTATTGGCACTTGATGAGTTTCCTACAAAACCATTTCCATCATACATCATTACATGTTGATTTTTAACATTTTTTGTGTCAAAGAATACTATGTCTCCTGCTCTTAATAGATTCTTGTTGAAATCATCAAAAGCAACATTTGCATCTCTTAATTTTGATTCTAAATCATCAACATTTACAACATTATCATCATAGAACTTCTTAAGCAGTGGGTTAAAATATGAACCTATTACATTAACTGCTTCAACACATGCAACACTTAAATTCTTTAGTGGTGCTGATACATCAGAGCCACCTAATAAGGTTTGCATAGCTTTATCTATTCCAACATTACTTATATTTGCTTGTGGTCTATTATTCCCACTTGCTATTGCTTCTCTTACTGCTGGAATGAGTTGTGCTCTTAGATTTCCTTGTCCTTCAATATCTTCTGGTCTTTCAAAATATTTAACAAATGCCTTAGTCATAGCCTCTGCTGTTTGACCATTTTGATTATAGTAGTTCATAGCTTGTGCAAAAGAAGCTCTCTCTGTACCATTTATCTCCTTCAAGAAGAAAGCTATTTGTGTTAATATATCATATGGGTCACTATTATTTTCTTTACCAAAATCAATAAGTGCTTGACGTCTATCCCCATTCCACTGTGCTATACCCATTGATAGTAATCCATTACTATCTGTGTGTTCATCTCTTGGGTTGTCTAGTGATTCACCCTTAAATGATGCTATAATTCCTGTTGCAACATTATCAGTGAATGTTTTTGGATCATACCCTGTAAGTTTTCTATACACTATTTCTTCATTTGACATTCCTTGAGTGCTTATTGGGTTAAATTCTTGTGATATTTGATTTGCTTGTTGATAAACATCATCTCTCACACGATTATTATTAGCAATAACCTTGCCCATGTCTGCCACATCTTTTGATGCTTCTTCTACTGCTCTTGTAGCTTTTGCTATATCTCTTGCAAGTCCTGCAAGTTCTCTTACTTTATCACTTTCATTTTCAAAAGGTGTATTTTCTGTTAGTGCATATTCTGCTCTCTTTTCTTGTAATTCTAGCTCTGCCTGTTCCTTTTCTGCCTTTGCCTTTTCTAAGAAGTATTGCTGTGCTGTCATGAAGCCCTGTTTGTACTTTAGCTCATTCTTTTTAAGCTCGTCTTTTATTTCATCAAGTTTGTCTTTAAGAATGTCTCTCATATCCTTAATGGCATTTCTTAGTTCTTTTTGTGCAGCTTGTATGGCTTTCTTATTATTTTTATCATCATCTTTTGCTGTACCCTGCAGCTTACTTAGATCTACGTTCTTATTATTTTTCTGCATTTCTGCTATACGTTTTGCATACTCTTCTTGACCATTTTTATACATATCCATGAAGGTATTAACTTTATTTGGCTCTTTTTCATTTCCTAGAAGTAGTCTAGCTATTTCTGCTTGGTGTTCTGCATCATTCTTTTTAAGATACTCTATATCATTATCTACTTTTCTTTTTAATGTTTCTATTCTACCGTCTTGGTCAAAAGAGCCTGAGATAGATTCCTTAAATGCTTCTTTAGCACCAGATATACCACCTGTAAATAATCCCTTTACACCTGCAAGAACTGCCTTAAAGAATGCTCCAAGACTTAGTGTTGCTACACCCAGTGCCTCTGCACCTATAATAAGTGCCTGTGTAAATTCTGATATATTATATGCAACTACTTTTACTATAAGCTGTAGATTATTTAATACAAGAATAAATAGTCCTAATGGTGGGTTTACTGCAAGCAATGCGGCACCAAGTATGTCTATAAGTACTGTAAATTCATCCCAAATTTTCTTTAACTCTATAATTCCTGTTATTAGTGTGTATAAGAAATTAGTAAAATCTGCTACTACTTCTGATAGCCATTCAAAAACTGTTATTAGTAATTTAATACCATCAAATACATCATCTATAGTCTGTTTTGGTGATTTATCTTTTCCTATATGAGCCATAAACTCATCAAATTTTTGAATTGCAAACTCTAGTGTTTCTTTTAACTTGTCTGCAAATTCTTGTACTTCTGGGGTTAAATGGAAAGTTACATCTCCATTAGCCTGTACTGGGTCTAGTCCTGAATCTTTTACCTTGTTTTTATTGACATCTATCATGTCTCCTTCTTTATCAACAAGGTATCCAAGACTGTTTGCTAGATTATTACTCTTATCCCTAAATGCGCCTAGCCAACTTGTAAGTGTTTGGAATACTGTTGTGAATGGCCCAGCTATCTGCTCTACTATTGCCTTTCCTGTTATGCCAATAGTTTCTTGTAGCTGTTCAAATGCACCTATTGGTGTATTTGCATATTCCTTTAGTGTTTCTGAGTATGCTTCAAACTTCTTCATTAAATAATCAAAAAGTTCGTCTGCCTTACCCTCAAATTGCTTTAAGTCCTCATTTGTGATTCCAAGTGTACTTGCTACCTGTGAACTTCTTGCACTGATACTTCCCTGTGCTAAGTCACGAGTTTCTTGAAGAACTTGGTTATTTGAAAGTCGTGTTAGCTTTGCTACACCTGCAACACCTTTTGTAACATCATATGCCTGTGCTACATTCATGCCCTTATTAAGAAGCATTGGTAATGTGCCTTGTAGTGCATTGATTATTTCTAATGGGTCAAATACACTTGCCGCCGCATCTTGAATAGCTTGATTAACAAGTTTTCTTGAACCACTCTTAGCCTCATCTGATGTTACTTCTCTGCCGTCAATTTTTGTGGATGTTCTAATACCTGCGGCAATAGCCATTTCAGCTTTCATTGAGTCATTATATAGCTTAATGCCTGGCTCTAGCATTTTATAAATTATGCTTACTACTTGCTGTAGTGCATCTCCAAATTGACTTGTGACACTAAGCAACATTGTAAACGTAGAGCCAACAGCGGATGCAACAGCAATAACACCACCAAGTGCAATAGCTGTTCCTGTAGCTACACTACCAAAAGAAGAAAGTTTTGAAACTAATCCTGCTGTAGCTTCTCCTGCTGAACCAATACCTTTACTTGAACGCCCTAGGAATCTAACTACATTTGAAAATAATTGTGCAAGTCCTTTTGGCTCTGTAAAGTAATCAGCTACTCTACCCGCTTCAAATCTTCCATGCCATCTGCTATTTAATGGGCTTTCTTTATCATTTATCTTAGTATTTCTTTGCCCATCACCCTGTCCAAGTCGTGTTTTGCTTGATGTTTGTGTACTTACTCTTATATTTTGTGTTTTATACTTATTTATATCTTTAAGAGCACTTGCCACTGACCTTATTTTTTCTGCCGCATCTGGTGGCATTATGGAAGCATTTACTGTTATAGAAACATTTCTTAACTTTTCTTCCATCTGTGAAAGTGTTCTTATGTCTTTTATTAGTTTTGGTAATCCTTTTGGTGTGATTATCTCAACCCTATTCTTTTTTGAAGAAAGGGCTTCTAAACTACTATTTACCTTATTAAGATTTTTTTCAAGTTGATTAATACTTTTATTTGAACTTTTAATACTAGATGTATCAATATCAACTTTTTTCTTCCCACTTTGATTAAAAGCTAAATCAAATTTAGTATCTTTTAGCGCGGCGTTTATTTTTCTTTTTACTACATTAGCTATAGAATTTATCTGTGAATCATTTACGCCAAGTTTTAGATTTACTTTATATTCTTTTCCAAATGCACTTGATAGTTTGCTATTTGCCTTAGTAATGCTTGCGTCTAAACTCTTTAGGTCTATATTTACTTTTAACTTTTCTAAGTCCTTTATTGCTGACTTTATATCTTTTAAGACACCACTTATTTTATCTATGGCGCGTAGCTCAATATCTACTTCATTCTTCTTTGGCACTTAATCACCTCACAATATATAATAAGCCCCATCTTTATTAGATAGGGCTTTTCTTATTTCCTCATTTCAGCAAGTAGCTTTTCAACTTTCTTCCCGCCGCCAAAAGCTCCTCCAACACCAACTATAACACTTTCTATAAAGTCAGCATTATGTCTCATGTCTAGCTTTATGCACTTTTCATAAAATAAAGTCATTTCTTCCCTGCTGTAGCTGTGTAGTATTTCTTCTTTCTTATGTCCATGGGCTATGAGCGTATTTACTATTTCATAAATACTTACTTCTTTTTCTTCTTCTTTTCTTCCTTTTCTACTGTGGGAGCCAGCTTCTTCATCTTTTCCTGTAGCTTTTTCCCACATTTCTTGAAAAAACCCTCATTCACCTCATAAATAGATGTAAGTAGGTCAATACCATCTACTAGGTCAATTTCCTCAATTTCTACACTTGTTAGCGTAGTTGATTTATCAATAATTGACTTAATAAAGTCTACTCCATCATCACCAACAAGCCCAAGAAGCTCAATGAATCCCATAATACGAATGAGTGTATCATCTCCACCTTCTGACTTGAATGAGAGTTTTGCAATAGCTGAACTTATTGCTTCTTCGTTATTTACTACTTGTGCAATAATCTCGCTAAGATTACTTGCAATACGAATAGTATCAAGCATTGAAAGTTTCTTTACTACAACTTCTTTATCCCCAAACTTGATTTCCTTTTCTGAAAGGAGAAGTTCTAATTCCTTCTCTACTGCCAATATTATCATCTCCGTTCTTTAATTTCTTATATTATATCACATTGCTTCAATTATGTCAAATTATCCACCACTTGTAGGTTGTACTACAGATACCTGCTCTAAAGTCACTGGATTACCTTTATTTGGGTTATTGTCAAGGTCTTTAAGTACAAGATTCATTGTGTTATCATCAACCCCATCAAGAACAGCACGAATTACAAGTTTCTTTACTTCCTCATTAAAGAGTGGGGATACATCCATTTGAAGTGAGGTTACTGCATTTGCTAGTGTTGCTGATGGATCTGGAATACCAAATTCATTATTATACACAATAGTCACCTCAGAATTATCTTCTCCCATATATTTACCAAATACAAATGCAATCTTTTCTTCCGCATCTTTTAACTCCTGTGCAAATTCTGAAATTGATTGAAACAGTTGTAGGTTTTCCCACTTACGTGCTGTGCCACTGACGTTGTATTGACTTTTTTCATTACTAAGCATTCTTAGTTTTGCCATGCGGTAGATTTCTTCAATAATCATCTTTATTTCGTTTGAAATCATATTAGATGAATCTGGTGGTGGTGTGATAAACTCAGGAGATTGACCACCATTTTTATAAATGAGTGTATCTGCTGTACCTACACTTATTGGATTATCTTCATTTGCATCAAAATCATCATCTTCTGCAAGTGGGTAAGTCAATATTGAAAAACCTTGATTTCTATTTCTCTCACGAAGCTCTGAACAAGCATTATAAAGAGCAAAGTTAGCCCTTGCGATAGAATAAATATCTGATTGAGGTACTAAATCTTTGCTGTCATTTCTTGTGCCATATACAGGTATAATTGGTATTACACCTATTGGATTTTCAAACCTTTCCTCTTTATCTTCTACCTGCTTGATACATAAATCATTTGTCCATGTCCACTGTTCTGTGACTTTCTTTATTGTGCCATCACTTTGCACAATATTATTATCAACATGATATGTAATAGAAACAAGTCTGCCTAGTTTATCCATATACCAATTATCTAATTGCTCTGGGCTTACTAAGTATAGATATGGATAAAGACGTCTATCCATAATATCTTTCTTTGTAACTATAGTATCTTCTACACGTTCCATATCTACTACTATAAACTCTACTCCATGTAGTTTAGCTCTTATTGCCGCCTTTTTCATAAAATGAGTTAATGTTGTGTTATTTCCATCCACATCTTTCTCAAACACATGATATGTAGATGAGCCACCTTCTCTGACTGGCTCTGTCTTAAAAACTGGATTAACAAGACTATCAACTACTGGGCGAACATAGTTAAGAAAATAAGAAAGCTGCTGTCTACGTTTATATTTAGTAACAAGCTCGCTAGGATGTGGAATTAAATATTCTCCTGTTTCAAATCCCCCACTTGCCCTATAAGCATTATCTAGTAATTCATATTTTCCTATATGTTCTCCACTATAGGGAGCAGTTAGCATAAGCTGTTTTAGAAGTTCATTAGCATGATATTCTTGCTCTAAAAACTCTTGCCTTGCCCCATCTGCCCCCAATACTGTTCTTTTTTCTGCTATTTTTCCTATTAGTATCACCTCCGAAATATATTTATCTATATTATATCACAAAAACCATTATTTGTCAATACCCCATTCCCATTTTGTGTTTCCACTACGCCACACTTGCATTGCTCCAAGTTTGCTCATTACATAAATCTCCTTATTGGAAGCATTCACATCATAAGCCTCTTGCAACAACTCTGGATATTTTACTTTGAGTCTTTTAAGTTTACAAGTTTCTCTCTTTAATTCTTCCTCGTTCAAGTACCAATAGTATCTTGGGGTACATTGCCCACTATTTGAAAACCCAAGTCTTTCATAAATGCCACCAAGAAAATAATCATTATCAGAATAACTAAGAATGTATTTTGCATTATGTTCTTTAACAAAATGTGCAAAAAGTTTATTTGCACCGCCTACTACTGTGTAACCGTCTTTAACACAATATCTATGAAGCTCATATTGCCCATCATCTGTATGAGACATTCTAAGTTTTCCAAATGCCATCATTGATAAAATCTCACCATTATATTCAAGCCCATAAATGGTATCATACATATAACACTTTCCCTGAATGTGATATTTATCAATGAACTTATGTGCATCTTCCTTGGTAATTTCTACAATTTTGCATTTTCTTGCATAAATCTTTTTATTTTTCACAACAATAGATTTAAGATACATCTTTATCTTTTCACTATTCTTCTGCCAATCAACATCAAAAATTGAAATAAGATGAATGTTCTTTTCCTTTGCCAACACAAATTTATCTCTGTGATAAAATTTATGCTTATTTTCAAAAGGATTATTTACTGTTGAGTGAAAAGCACTTCCATTATATTCAACTCCTAAATTAAAATCAGGAAGATATAAATCAATTTCTTTACCATCAAGAATGGTTCTGTTGTGTTGCTCAACTTTTGTGCCAAGTGAAACTAAATAATCTCTAATTTCATTTTCACCTCTGCTGCCACAAAACTGAACATGCTTACATCCACAAGATGTTGTATGTCCTGTTTTTACTTTATAGGGGTCTATAACAACATCCTCGCCACAAACACATCTAAAATTCCACAAAGTCCTTCCGTTTATATATCCATGATATGACGTTGCAGTGAGAAAAGTTCCAAAATTCTTCCCAGTTATATCTTCTCTTCTGCTTTGCAACTCATCTGTTCTCAAACACCCACAAGATTTAGTCCCACCATCTGTTAAATATGTATTTCTAACAACAGTGGTTTCACCACAATCACACAAACACTCCCAATAAGCATATCCATCTTTTACCTTTACAATTTTAATTGGTTTTAATCTTTCAAATTTATATTTTGACAAATCCTTAAATTTTCCGAGATTTCTTTTCCTTGCAAGTTCTGATGCAATTTCTTTCTGTAAGCAACCACATGATTGTGTGTGTTTACTTCTAAGTGCTCCTGCTGACACAATTACATCTTTTGTACCACATTCACAATCACATTTCCAATAAAGTTCATTTCCAACTTTATGAGAAAATTCTTTAACAACAAGTCTACCAAAAGGTTTACCAGTTAAATCATCCCTACGAATTTTACTCATCTTCTCACTAAAATCACACCCACAAGAAGAAACCTTTCCTGCCTTCAAATGTGAAAATCTTGCAATCTTTGGACTTCCACAATCACATTTACACATATAATATTTTTGGTATCTTTTATCCTTATGGTGTAAATATTCAATTACAAGTTTTCCATATCTGTCCCCAATATTTTTATCAATTTCATTATCCATCTGAATCCTTCCCTTCTTCCATATAATACACACATTATATCATATAAAATCAAATATGTCAAATTATAATTGCATTAAAAAAGACGGGAGATAAATCCCGTCTTTGTATATGATAATACTGAAAGGAATCAGTATGTTGGGGTCTTGCCAAATGGCTTAATACTTGGGGTCGTAGTAACCTGCACCCTTATCATCTGCACTTGCCTCACCAACACGAGTTAGCTTATAAAGTGGATGGTCAGGATGGTTTTCACGGTCTGACACAAAGTCAACATTAAGTGTGAAGTTACCGAAATCGTTATCGGTTATAAGTCCCGATAAATCACCGTCTGGTGTTATTTTACAGCGCCATCCCTCAAGCACATACTGCGCTCCAGAATTCGGATCGCCAGTGAAGAGTAGTTCGCCTTCAATAGTACCTGCTGTTGCACCTGCTACTTCAATAAATGTTTCCTCTGGAATCTTAGCAGAAATCTTTACTTTATCTCCCTGCTTAATAAGTCCGTCCCGAGCAATCTTAATAAATCCTGCTCGTGATTCTACTTCCTCAATAGCATAATCACGACCTACCTTGAATGCACTGATTGATGCTGTGAGTAGCGCTTCATTCATAGCTGTATTTGCTGTGAAAGATGCTAGTGCTCCTACACTTGCCTCAATCTGTGCTCCACTTGCAAGTGTAAATGTTTCTGTAGTTCCTGATACTGCTGTGAAGGTCTGTGATGCTCCACTAATACCTTCTTTTACTTCTAGCTTTAGCCCATCTAGGTTACCATTTGCATTTGGTGCTGATGTTACTGTAATGAATACTCGAACATCATTTGTACCTGTAAATGTACCTACCTTTAGTTCTAGTTTTCCACCCTTAGTATCTGTTAGTGTGTCGTTTGCAACACTTGTGGTGGAAAGAGACATGTCTGATGTTACACTCTTTCCTGTGAATGTTGCAGGAATTGCTGAAACTGGTTTTACAACAATATCCTTAACATTCATATACTTATTACCATCTGCATCTACTAGAGAAATAATTCCTGGTGCTGACTGTACTGTATATACTTCGTCTACTAGCTGCTTTGCCGCCTGTTTGCGGAAACTTTCCTCACCAAAAAGTCCAAGTGCAAGATTATAAGGATTATACTCCTCAAGTGTAATCTTTGCGCTTGCCTTGACACTTGTTACAATACTTTGCATAAGCTCACGGTGGCGGTTCATGCTTGAGTTCTTCTCAATCTTGTTTATTTCGGTTGAGAGTGTGAAACTCGTACAGTTACCAAGGTGGTGAAAACCGTGTTCATCTTTTGACTGTGTACGCTTAAAATAAAGTGTACCCGCACCAACCATTAAATCGTTGGGGCGTGAATATGCCTGGTCTGACAACTATATATCACTCCTTTAATTTCTTAATATTGGCGCGGTAAAAGGAAAACTTCTCCTTTTTGCTACCTTGCCGTTCGTAAACGTCTGTGCTGTTATCTGCTTTAGTAAGTCATTTAGTAGTTCTCTGTATAGTTTATACTTTAATGCAAAACTATCATTATCTACTGATTCACCTTTTGAAAATAGTGTTTTTCTTTGTGCCGCAGTCATATATGCAAAAAGCAGTCCAAGTCTACTTACCATATATGGTGTTGGTGTAGCTATTTGCTCTTTCTCTACGCCCATACTAAATGCTATTGCTTCTACATAATTACTTGACTCTCTTACTATTTCTGGTGTTACATATGTTCTTAATAGAGCATCATCCAGCATTTTTACTTCAAAATATTTTCTAAAATCATCGTTTTGTGCCACAGGTGTTGAAGAATGTGGCAACACTGATATTCCATATGGGTTTCCCACTTATTTCATCAACCTCTCTAGCCGTTCTTGAAAATCTTGTCTTATTTCATATGCTCTTGCTTCATAAGCATTTTGGATAATATCTTCTCCTTCAATACCTCGTATCCAAGGATTTCTTACCCATCTTTTCTGCCTTGTCCAATAGTAACCTTTGAATCTTCCATTTTTATTTAGGTTAATCATGCCATTTCCTGCATAAATACCAGTTCCTTGAATTTGGAATTTTCCATAATATGCTTTTTGTGCATCTTGATATACTTTAGCACTTATTATCTTTCCATTATCTTTTATCAATTTCCAGTTAAAAGATGAAGAAAGTTTTCCTGTCCTATCATCATACCAATGATGTGTTACCGCCTGTCTTATTATCTTCATACAAGCAGATTGCAAGGCATATCTTATAGTTCTTTGAACATCTCTATCACTTGGCAAGTCTGCAAGTGATCTAGACTTTACCTCTACTTCTAGCTTATTCATACTAAACCTATTTTATGACATAGCCCCATGTATTTTTACATGGGGTTTTATGTCAGTTATTATTTTTATTCTAGTGTTGCAATTCCAATCGCGCCACTACCATTTTCAATATCTGCTCCGAAAGATGGTAGGCAAATCTGTGATACAATGACTTCTATATTTACAGGATGGTCAAGTAGGCGTGTATAAACTGCTACGCCTGTATCAACGATTCGTGTATTGCTTGCTGTCTTTGAATTTGTGAGAAGGTCAATTTCCTCGGGAGTGGTACCAAACGTCATGTTACCAAGAACACCGCCTACAGGAAGTAGTGATACTGTCATATCTGGGAAGAATGGAATTGCTGCTCCCCCTACTTCATTTGCATAGGCATTATCATTGATTAGAATGGTAAGTCCTGTTGCGCCTGTAACAAGATTTCGTACCTGCTCCTTAGTAATAAGAAGTGAACCAATATTAGCTGTTGGTACAAGTGGATAGAGATTCTTACGAACAGACTCACTATTCATAATTAGCTTGAATGTACGAGTATTCATTACTGCATATCCAAGTGTTACATGAAGCTCTGTGCGGAAGTAATCTACCCAATCCATTAGGTCTTGTACTGGTGTTGAAGTTGCTGTGTTACTCCAATTTGCTTTAAACTTCTGCTTCTTGCCAAGATTATAGTCGTAATCTAGCTTTACACCGTTGCCCTCAATTTTAATATGCCCTGTTGAGATTAGATCCATGCACATCTTTTCGCGACGAGCACGAGCACCCGCAATAAGGTTGTTTGTATCATCAAAGATACGAGAAAGGTAACCCTTAAGTACCTGTTCCTGTGAAATCTGTAGAATCTGCTGACGAGTAGTTTCATCAATCTTCATGCGCTCACGGAAGAATGGCATCTTACTCTTTGTGGTCTCGATTGAGAGACGGTCACGATAAGTTGCCTGTGTATCAAAGGCGCTTGCCTTTAGTGTTACAGGAAGTCCTGCACGTCCACTAATTTTATTAAGTTCCAGCCCCACAATCTTACGCGCTGGGAAAAGACGCTCACCCATATAAGTGGATTGGTCTGCCTTGCGGTTATCCCAATATGCTGTAATGTTTTGAGGGGTAATCATATCAAATAGATTCAAGTTATATTACCTCCCTTTAATTAGTCCTTACGACCAAATGTAATATGTGGCAGAGCTTTCTTAACTGCTTCACCTACACCCATAGGCATCTTATCAATGTCAATAATGCCGTGGATAATTAGTGCGCCTGTATTCTCCCCATCTGTTACATCAACACTGTGATAAAGAATACCATCAATGAAGCCTGTTACAACTTCTGCGCCACCACCTGCAAGAGTAGCTGTACCTGCTGATGCAACATCATCTTTCTTAGCGTCATCTACCTTTGCCTTGACATAAGTATTAGCAATCATATCTTCATTGATAGCCTTTACTACATCATTAAGTGTTGACATAATAGCCTTTTTACTATCAGTCTTAAGTGTTACTGTTACCTTCTTTGCTGTAGTGTCTACCTCTACCTTTAGACCTACATTTGCTTTAGCTGGGTCTACTGTTGCAACCTGATAAGTTATCGCACCCTCTGTTACAGCTTCAAGATGAATATCTGTAATAAGTGCTGCACTTGCCTTAGTCACAGCTACATTTGCCTGTTTTGCAACCTGCTGTGGCTGAACAAGTAGACTCTCGGGGTCACCCTTTAGGTATGTTCCCTGTGGGATAATATAACGTCCCTTATCTGTAGGTGTTAGTCCTGTAATTGTGCTTTTATCCACGGTAACGGGACGAGCGACATACCCAGTTCCTAGGAGTAGAAGCTCCTTATCAAGTCCATCCACCTGTTTAACATTATGTTGGTTAATCAACTTTTACATTCCTCCTTTAGCCAAACAGTTCTCCTAGAGATTTCTGTTCGCCATTATTATTATTTCCTTCTGCTATTACTGACTTCATAAAGTCATTAAGTTCTTCATTATTTCCAGAGCTTCCGCCTGAACCACTTCCAGAACCACCTCTTGTCTTAGCCTTTACAAACTCAGGATTTGCTTTCGCCCATTCTGCAATTCCATCCTTCATGCCAATCTCTTTACCATCTTCGCCCTTCATGTATAGCTTTCCATCTTCATCAAGAGTTACTTCATTGAAGAATTTTCCAAGCCACTGCTCTGCCTTAATAATATTTTGTGCTTGAAGCTCCTTCATAATTTCACTATTCTTTACGCCCTTGATTCGCTCCGCTTTTTCAGTGGCAAGAGATTCATTTGCTGTTTGTAGTTCTTTCTTTGCCTTTTCAAGCTCACGATTAGTCTTTGTGAGTTCTCGGCTTAGTTCCTTGTAATCCTCTGTTCCTTTTACTTCTTTTGTAAAAGAATCCTTGATTTCATCAAGATGCTTGTCTAAATCTTCTGATTTTACATCAATCTTGAAAGCCTTTGTAATAATGTCTAGCTTCTCTAACTTTTCCTTATCTTCCTCGCCAGACTTTTCTAGCTTTTCAACCTTCTTATTGAGGTCTGTGACTTCCTTCTCCTTAGAATTAAATTCCTTCTTTAGAATGTCAGCCTTATCTTTTTCTAGCTCCAACTCTTTTACTAATTCCTCAAATGTCATTTTGTAACATCACTCCTTATAATTATGTATTATTATATCACAATAAATTCATTTTGTCAAATATGCCCATTATTATATATGGTAGATTATACATTATGTTATAGTATATCATATACATTACTCCTTATACCACTCTATCTCACAAACAATTCTATTTGCTACCATTACTGGCATATTAGCTGAACCGTCTGAAAGAACCTGTGTAACTACTAAATTACTACCTAATCCATTTCTATGAAGATGGAAGTTAAATTCATTTAATGCTTGTATTAACTCATTCTCTGCCATGTATATTTGGCGATACATTAAATCTCCTTGGTCGGCTACTACATTTTCAGCTTCTCCTTTTACAAACAAGTCTATCCACAGTTCTACTTTAGCACCTGTTATTCTTCCTTGTTTTTGAACATCTTGCTCTCTACCATAGTCAATATAAAGTGCAGGATACTCTCCTGATGTACTAACTCCTACACCTATTTTCATAGAATCTCTATCGGCAAGATAGTCAAAAAGTCTATTTCCTTCTTTATTCCTATATGCCCGAAGAAAATCTCTAAGGCGAAGTGCTATATCATACCAATATAATCTTTTTATCATTTTACCACCCCATGTTAGCCATTTTATTATATTTAAGAGATTTATCCTCAAAGAACATACACCCATAGCG